TCGTATTTAGAATAATCAATATTAACCTCATCTACCGTTTGTGATTTTATTAAGGAAGACTTAGGTACCCAAAATTCGGACAAACTGTCTTTTTCAAAAAATTTACCCCACACATGATACGATTTATCTTTCTCAACAAGTAACTTTTCAATATATATTTTTTCCGGTGTTTCAAGTAGATACCGTTCTTCTGCAAACTTTTTTGCGAAGTAATTATCTAACTCAACCCATTTACGGGCAACCTTTGGTTTTGTGTCAAAATATGTTGTTATGTATTCAGCTTGTGATCTTGTTGGGTAAAACTTCTTATTAGTTTCCTTTTTAGTTTTCATATAAATAATGTAGTTGTTAGCCCCACTATATGAGTCTAACAATTCCATTGCTTTTAGTTCTATTATTTGTTTTGTAATTTCCAAAATTATGTACTATACATAAAAATAATAATAAAAACAATATTTATCAATAAAACATATTTTTATACAATAAGAGTTGTTTTTTTTTATGATATATTTATTAATAAAAAAATTATGAAAAGAATAGTTAGATTAACAGAATCAGATTTAGTTCGTATTGTTAAACGTGTTATTAGAGAAGAAAGTGTCTTTGGTGGTAAAGAAAAACCATTAACAGGGTGTATTACAGTTCCTGAAAGAAAAACAGATAAAAAATTTGGTGGAAAAGAGGGTTATTGGTTTATTTCAAAAGATAATAAAGTTTATATCGAGTCAAGTGAGGGTGGTATGTTTACAAACAATGAAGAACAAAAAACAACACTGTCTTCATTAAATTTAAAAAAATTAGTTAATGGTAAAGAAAAAGGGAATTATGTTGTTAATCCTAAAGATTCTAGTCAACTTTGTTTTTATTAAAAAATAATAGTTTTAAATAAGCCCACCCTATAAAGGTGGGTTTTTTGTTTATAAAATAATCATCTGAATATTTATCAATAAAAAAGGTATGACAAACAAAGTTCCAATAACACGTCTTGGTAAATTTTTTGGTGATAGCGACTTCAAACTTGAAATTGAAATGGGTCAAGAATGGTTAATTGGTGATATGAATTATACTTGTGTTCTTTATAGAGTTGATAGAATGAAAACAAAAACAGATGATGTTTATGGTGAAACAGTATCAGATGGTATAAAGTTTTTACCACCAGTTGAGTTTAACGCTTATGTTGCTATTGCGTTACCTGAAAATAAACTTCTTGGTTCTACTAAAATGGATCAAGTTGAACCTGGTAATATCACAATGTCAGTTTATTTAAAAACTTTAGAGGATTTAGAAATTGATATTCAGTTTGGTGACTATGTTGGATATTATGATACAGAAAGTTTTGTAAGATATTACACAGTTGTAAATGATGGTCGTGTGACTTCAGATATAAAACACACATATAAAGGTTATCGTCCATTTTATAGAACAATAATTGCAGCTCCAGTTGGACCTAATGAATTTAGAGGATTATAATAATGCCACTACCAAAGAAAATAAAAAAAGATATTAGTTTAATTGAGAAGAAAATACTTCTTCCAAGAAGACATGAGATTGCTGATATGATTTCACAAGATGGGACATATCTTCCTAAATCTTTATTACATCCAGATTTGGATAGAGGTTTTTTAGATTTTGTTCGTGATGAATTAAAATGTGTTGTTGAAGGAAAAACAATACCTATGGTTGATATTTTAGTAACAACACAAAATTGGTCACAATTTACTGAAACTTGGGATTTTCAAAACATAGACAAAAACGTGGAACCTCCTTTTATTGCGGTTGTAAGATCTCCGGAAGTTGAATATGGTAATAACCCGTCAATTACAACATACACAATCCCAAATAGAAGACAATATTTTTATGCTAAAGTCCCAACTTGGGATGGACAAAGACATGGAATGGATATCTATAAAATTCCACAACCAGTACCGGTTGATATAAAATATACTGTTGTTATTGTATGTAATAGGATGAGAGAATTAAATAGGTTTAATCAAACTGTTATTACAAAGTTTTCATCAAAGCAAGCATATCAAGTTATCAAGGGTCATTATATTCCAATTATTAGAGGAACTATAACAGATGAGTCGGTTCTAGATCTTGAGAAAAGAAAGGTTTATTTACAAAAATATGAAATGACATTACAAGGTTTTTTAATTGATGAGGATGAATTTGAAATTACCCCGGCAATCACAAGAACTTTTCAAATGTATGAAACAGAAAGTAAAATTAAAAAAAGAAAACCAAAAAAACCGGAACCACAAATACCGTCAACTTATTTCCCGATTTTTCCTATTGGTAATTTAGTTAGTGTTCAAAAATTTGATTATACAGTTAATTTAAGATTATCTGAAAATAAAAATGTAGATTCATTCCAAGTTTTTATAAACAATGATTTTTATGGAACTAGTGTTACAGAAATACAAATTAATACCGGTGATGAGTTAAGACTTGTGGTGACAAAAGATGATAACACAAAAGAGTCAGATATAATCTTCAATCAAGAATTAATTTAATTCTCACCGTATATATCCTTTTTTTCTTTACACTTTTCTATTATTAGGTTTTCCAAAAACCTATACATCTTTATACCTCTTTTATCACAATACTTTTTTAAGATATCATGAGACTCAACAGAGATCTTTAAATTTTTTATCTTTTTAGGTTCTTTATCCATGGGTAGAAAAAAGGTAGAAAAAAATCATACCAAGATATAAATAGTTTTAATTAAGTAAAGTTTTTGGGATAAATAAGAATATTTATAATAAAAAATAAAATTAAAAATTTAAAAATTAAAACCTATGGCAACTAACAGTAAAGTATTTGTATCACCTGGTGTCTATACTTCTGAAGTGGATTTAAGTTTTGTAGCACAAAGTGTTGGTGTTACAACTCTAGGTATTGCGGGGGAGACTATAAAAGGCCCCGCATTTGAACCTATCTTCGTAAGAAATTACGACGAGTATCAAACCTACTTTGGCGGAACATCTCCTGAAAAATTTATCAATACGCAAATCCCTAAGTATGAAGCTTCATATATAGCAAAAGCTTATTTACAACAATCAAATCAATTATTTGTAACAAGAATCCTTGGATTATCTGGTTATGACGCTGGACCATCTTGGTCAATTGTAACAAAAGCAAATGTGGACCCAACAACTGTTGATTTCGTTTGTTTCAGTGCGGTAACAGACCCAACTAATGTGTGTGACACAATTTGTGTTATCCCAAGTGCTATCACTTATACCGTAACATTTACTGGATGTACAAGTGGTACTGACACAATTACATTTGAAACAAGTTTTTCAAGTGAGATTGAAAGTATCCTTGATGAACAGTATGAAAGTTTTGACGGAACAGTTGATACCCTTGATAATGATATTAAGAGTTTAATTAGTGATGTAATCACAAGTGTTGATCCTTTTACTACAAAAGATAGTACAATTAGTTATTTTGGGTCAATTTGGGGAGAAGATTATGATACATTATCAACAGTATTTTCTGCTGAAACAAATGTATTTGATGTACCTTCTGTTTCAAGTGATTTAACAGACTATACATCACCTTTCAATGATGCTTGGTATTACTCATTATTTGATAATATCGGTGGTGGTTCATATTCAGGATTCTCATTCTTTACATATATAGAAGATTTAGAAATGATTGTACCTGTTACAACAACATCTACAACATTAACACCAACCCCAACACCATCAGCATCTCCGGTAAATCCTTGTATCACACCGACACCATTTGTTTCTCCAACTCCAACACCAACTCCGGTTAATGTTGATTGTTTTTCTGGAACAGTTAGAGTTAAAGTGTATTACTACAGTGGAACACCATTTAATGATTATGATGATTTAGTTGTTGGAACATTAAGATCAAGAGGTATTGCAACATATTCAGATGAAAACAACCCTGTTTATGAGGTATCTAACATTTCAAATGTTAATTTAAATATGACTGGACAATATGTTGGTGTTCTTAAAAACCCATATTTACCATTTGCTATTAATGTAACAAATGATTCTGGAACAAGTTTTATTTTTGAGACATCTTTTGCCCAATCAGATTCTCAATATATTGCAAAAGTATTTGGCGGTACAAACTTTGGTAAGCCAAGACAATCTACACCATTATTCTTAGAGGAGAGATATCAAGCTCTTTTAAACTACGGTTGGAGAAAAGGATTTATTAGGGGATTAAGTTCTGAATTTACAGCTCTTGATTCAGCACAAAGTGCTGATCCACAATCTATTGGGTGGTATTTAGATAAATATCAATCACCAAGTTCACCTTGGGTTGTATCAGAATTAAGAGGTACAAAAACTTTTAACCTATTTAAATTCTATACAATTTCTGATGGTAACACAGCAAATTCTGAAGTAAAAATCTCATTTATTAATTTATCTTTTGCAAATAGAACATTTGATATATTAGTTAGAGATTATTTTGATGTTGATTCAAACCCAGTTGTTCTTGAGAAATTTACAAACTGTTCAATGGACCCATCACAAAATAACTTTGTCGCTAAAAAGATTGGAACATTAGATGGTGAATATGAATTGAATTCTAAATACATCATGGTTGAAATAAACGAAGACGCTCCAGTTGACTCAATACCTTGTGGTTTTGAAGGTTATTCATTTAGAGAATATGCTGGAGTTAAATCACCGTTCCCAATTTATAAAACTAAATATGACTTCCCAGGTGAAGTAATTTATAATCCACCGTTTGGTTTATCATCAGGTGGTGATGATGCTATCAGATCTTCTGGTGATAATGTTAGAAGAACCTATTTAGGATTTTCAAATAGTATTGGTTTTGATACAAGTTTCTTTGAATATAAAGGAAAAAGAAACCCTTTAACAACTTGTGATTTAGAAGGT